AAGCGATTAACAAATTTGTATTGATAGTAACTATTAAAGGTCCGACTAATGCCGCAGTTTCAGTTAATGATGAATTAGTATACAATCTAATATTAGAGTTATCATAAGTCCAAGTTAAATTATACCAAGTATTTGCAGATAAATTAGCGGTAGTTACAAACCCTGAACCTCCACTAAAATTATAAAATCTGTTTCTAACGGTATTAGTTGCAGTTACAATCCAAGCCGCAAAAGTTGCACCTGAACCAAGAGCCTGACTACCTTTAGATAGTATTGCTCTATTACCTGTAAAAGTTTGTATATTAACCCACAAGTCAAATGTAACAGTATTAAAAGATTGATTACCTAAATTGACCAAATCATCAACACCATCAAATGAAAAGAAACCTCCGTTACTTGAATTGAAAACTGGTCCGTTTGTTAAAGTCCCCCCTGATGTTGACCAAGTTATATCACGCCAAATAGTACCTGTTTTAGGATAGGAGTCAAATTTTGCGGCATCCAAATCCATAATCAAACCATTTGAAACAATATTCCCAAAGTAATTAATTCTTCCTGCCATATTATGTTAATCCAAATCTTGATTTAGTGGCGTTATAGTTTTGTAGTACTTCTGTTGAAGATAACGCTCTGTTGTATATTCTATAATCGGAGATGTAACCATTCCAAAAATAACTAGAACCATATTGTCCGAGTGTACGGTAGTAATTAGTAAGAGATGTAGCATTAGAAAAAGTTACTTCAGATTTTAACACCCCATTAAGATAAATTCTTTGGAAAGTTGTACTTCTAGTAAAGGTATAGTGGTACCAGTCATTAATGTTATTTGATGTATTGAATACTTCTATTTGCATAAAAGTACCGGGACCATTTGCAAAAAATAAAGCAGTTGTGGACGCTGATGTAATATTCATTCTGACATAAGACCCTCCTGCTAAATTTCCACACAACGCTCTAAATGTTGTTCCTGTTGTTGGCCAAGTATCTAATGTTTTTGCATACATTGATAATGTGAAATCAGTGTAACCTGACATATTAACGTTAGTGTCAACATAATCATTTGTCCCGTCAAATACTAAATAACCTGCGTTTGAAGATGAGAAAGTCGGACCATTAGTTAATACTCCATTATTTGAATTGATTGTTAAATCATTCCATAGTGTTGAACCACTAACATATGATTTAGGGTTAGCCGCATCCAAGTACAAAACAAGTCCGTCTGTTACTATTTTAGGTGAATATCTAAAAGCCATATTATAATCCTCTAACTATTGTTTTTACTATCCAAGTAGATGTTGAAGCTGACGCTTGTAAAACCGCATTTGAACCTGACATCACATAACCGAATGTTAATGGAGTTGTAACACCAATATCATTAGTTGATGTTTCAGTAAAGTTAACTGAAGTACCACTCCATATTGCCATAATATTACCTGCTCTTAATCCTGTACTACCTGATACATTATAATCAACATATGAAGAAGTGTACGCACTTGTTGGAAATGAATATATTGTTGTTCCTGTTGATGCGGTAATTGATGAAACACGTTTTGTAGTATAAAGAGATGGAGCTTGATAGTCACCAATTACTGTTGTACTATCAGAAAACACTTCCATTATTGGTAAACCTGAAATATCACTAACAGAGAATAACGAACCTGTTAAACTATCTGTAACACTGAACAATTCACCTTGTGAACCTTGAACTGAAAAGACAGGTACAGATGTACTATTACCTGAACTAATTACAGTTAAACTTGTTCCTGTTGTTGCAGATAATCTTGTGGCTCCACGAACATCTAATTTATAAGTTCCTGTATTTGCAGTTGTGCCAATAAGTGTGTTACCTTGAAGGTAGTTAGGAGCTGAGCCTGAACCGTATAAACCATAACCTGTCGTATTAGTCCATTCAATCGTTCTGTAATCATATGCGGATGTTAATGTTGGGACAATGTAAATTGCCCTTGTAATACCGCTAGCCCCACTTGTTTGGTTGATAGTTTGGGTCATATAGAACCCATAATGTTCACGATTTCCACTTGTCGGTGAAAAGTTATATAGTGACCTTATCTTTTCATCAGTACCTGAAGTCCCTGTGTCCGTTGCAGCATTTAGTCTAAAATTACCTGTTGCTGTTAAATACGACCTTTGAACTGATGAAGAGTCAAGTCCTTGGAAAATATAATTACCAGCACCTACACCATTTGCATATATTGCTAATGCGGTATTCGTAATACCTGTACCGTTTATTGAAGATAATCCATTTAAACGACTTGTTCCATTAACATCCAACAAGTAACCTGCGTCAGTAGGGGTATTCAATAAAAGATTACCTGTTGAGGAAAACATTGCTCTGTAGTTAACCCCACCTGTGTAAATATTAAAATTACCTGTTGTATCAAATGCAATTAATCCACTGCCATTTGCAAATAATCCCTTATTTGTATTACCTATAAGTTCAATGTAATTATTTGTAGTATTTCTTGTTATTGTAATCGGGTAATTAGGTGCGTTATTACCGATAGCTAATCTATTATTCGTATTATCCCAAAATAATTGGGAATTACTTTGAGTTAATGTTCCACCACTACCCTGAAATATAACCGAACCTGTTGTAAATGGTGATGATATGGTTGTTGCAGATATTGTTGTTGCAGTTAAAGCTTGTAATGAAGTATTACCCGTTACAGTTAAATTACCGTTGATGGTTAATCCTGTAATAGTCCCTCCACTAAATGATGGAAGGTTATTATATGTTGTTGCAGATATTGTCGTCGCCGTTAAAGCTTGTAATGAAGTATTGCCTGTTACAGTTAAATTACCGTTGATAGTTAACCCTGTAACTGTATTGAATAATACTGAATAAGTTCCACCTGTATTGTTAGTAAATGTAAAAGTATTGTTAGAATAAGTTCCCCCTGTCGTTCTAATATCTGTTGGTAGGTTAGAATAAGTTGTTGCAGATATTGTCGTCGCCGTTAAAGCTTGTAATGAAGTATTACCCGTAACCGTTAGATTACCGTTAATTGTTAAACCTGTAATACTTCCCCCACTAAATGAAGGTAAGTTGTTATATGTTGTCGCAGATATTGTACCTGTTATTATATTATTAGTGTATAAAGTACAGTTATCCGTAGCATTTAATCCACAACCAATTGCCGATGAGAAACTACCTGTAACTGTATTACCACTACCTCCAAGTACCATACTGTAGTTACCACTAACAGTATTACCTCTACCTGTTCCAATAAAACTAGAAGAACCACCTGATGTAATAATATTTAAAGTACCACCTCCAATAAATGAACAGTTACCACCCGCAGTATTTTTACATCCACCAACAACTGACGATGTTGAACCGCTAGTAATATTTTGAAGTCCCCCTCCAATAAATGAATAAGAGCAACAAGAAGTATTTAAACCACCTCCAACAACACTAGCGGAACTTCCACACGATTTATTACCTACACCACCACCCACAAAAGAATAGGTACTATAAGTATTATTTAATGCACCACCAACAACTACCGACGCTAATCCTGATGCGGTATTACCTGTACCAGCCAACGATGCTGAAAAATCAGCAGTAGCATTATTAGATACCCCACATCTAACTGATGATGTTGTACACGTACCCTGAATAATAACGGAACTTACAGGTGTATAATTTGTTAATAACCCGTTAGTACCTGTGCAAACCGCTTGTCCTGAAGATAATGTACTTGAGTAGATTGACCCACAAGAACAAAAATTATTTGTATAAAATGTATTGGGACAAGATGCAACAATATTACACCCAAACACACCAATAAATGAATCGGATACAAAATTATTAGAACCTCCGATTATTACCGAATAAGACCCAATTTTACTAGTACCTGAAATAGTATTTAAACTACCATTAAGGATTGAAGAAAATGATGGCCCAGTTGATGGATAACTAGAAATAGTATTTTGATATCCCCCACCTATAAATGAATAATAACCCGATGATGTATTTGTACTCCCACCACCAATAAATGAATAATTACCACTTGCACTGTTACAATATCCACCACTTATTGTTGACTTGTATCCACTCGCGGTATTAAATCTTCCCCCGCCTACGTTTGAATAATCACCACTTACGGTATTACTTGACCCACCACCAACAAATGAAATATAACCACTTACAGTGTTACCTGCACCTCCTCCAATAACTGAATAATTGTTACTAACAGTGTTAGTTGAACCTCCTCCAATAATTCCTCCAGTAATTCCAACCATAGTATTACATCTACCTGCCCCAATAAATGCTGAGTCACCTCCATTAATATTACAATATCCCCCACTTATCGTTGACGTGGTACCACTTGAGGTATTACAATACCCTCCGCTTACGGTTGAACCATTACCACTTGAGGTGTTATTTCGTCCTCCACTTACGGTTGAGTAATAATTACTTGAGGTGTTAAGATATCCACCACTTACGGTTGACCTACATCCACTTGAGTTGTTACTTTGTCCTCCACTTACGGTTGAATCATCGCCTATTGCGGTGTTTGAATATCCTCCACCTACGGTTGAGTAAGCGTTACTTGCGGTGTTACCACGTCCTCCACCAACAAATGAATATTTACCTAACGCAGTATTACCCGAACCTCCCAAAGAAGCCCCATAATCACCCTTAGCGGTATTATTTACCCCACATCTCACGGTTGAGTTAACACCTGCACCAACAATATATAAACTAGTCCCTGATGTTCCACCTGAACTTGCACCTGACGAAAACTTTCTCCATACCGCAGTAGCATGAGTTGCTCCACTTACATCTTCAATTGTATTACCCGTCCAAGCGTTAATAAACGATTGTCCCGCAGCGGTCTTATTATTTATTGTAGTTCCGAAATCTGATATACGAACACACCCCGTACTAGCAGTTGCAGCATTAAATAATGTTTCGTAATTGTTAATATAATATTGATAAACTTGGTCTTGTTCATAAACATATACCAACATACCAAGTCGTCTTCTACCTGAGGAAATGTTATCTGAGGCCAATGTTAAAACATCAGGAGACCAAACCGCTCCCGTTCCTTTTGTAAACTCAATAGGGATAGTGTTACCCGAATACTCAATACTCCCTGTTGTTCCTGATGGTATAGTATAATAGAGGTCAGATAAACTATAAACTTCCATGTAACCACCAGTATTGTTAACACTAAAAGTAGTACCATACGTATTATTTCTTGGTACACTCTGTGTCCCATTTAGTTGGATGGACGATATTGGATTTTTATATGGGAAACTCATTTATTATAATTATATATCAACCTTACTTCCTCTAAAATAAAGGTCATAAGTATTATCCAATTCAAACGTATTTGATGGGTATGTGGTGTAAACTCTATATGTTGTTCTAGCAATAGTACTACCTGTGTAAGTGAATGTATTGGCGTAAATTGTTGGTTCCATTTTAATACTTGTAAAGACATTTGGATTAACAATTCCTAAATCAATTTCTGTTTGATATTTGTTATTGGTATAAATTGAAGGTATTATCCATGTATACCATGCTTTACATTCCACAGTATTTTCAGGGACTTTTGTTGTTGAAAAATTCCATAGAATTTTTGGGTTGCCATAAGAATCCAATCCATTCGCAGAAAAAACAACATTTTGTTTTATTATCACTGGAAACTGTCCGTTAGTCCATCCTGAAAAATTAACATATTTATTCATATCAGAATTAAACGTATTTGCTGAACTACTTGGTTGTGTAGTATTTGTAAACCCATAAAAACTTGACCCAAGTGAATTCATATAAGAACCAATACTTGAAGAACCTGAATATGGTTCGATAAAGAGGTATGCGTAAGGCACTTCAGATGTGACACTTGGTGTTGGTGTATTTGTAACCGTCGGAGTAATTGTTTGTGTTGGTGTATGTGACGGTGTAACTGTTTGAGTTGGTGTAATACTTGGAGTAATACTTGGTGTCGGAGTATGTGATGGTGTAATACTTGGTGTTGGCGTATGTGACGGTGTTAAAGAAATAGTCGGAGTAATACTCGGCGTTATACTTGGTGTTGGTGTCGGTGTTGTACATGTGTATTCCTGTGTGAATACACATCCTGTTGAATCAATAATTTTAATTAAAACTTTTGGCGCAGAAGAATATGGGCTTGGTAAATTAAAACTAACAGATGGTGGAATATAATTATATATAGTTGTCAAAGTTTGACAAGAATACTGAAATATATCACAAACTGAAACAACATAAGGAGGTGTTCCTCCCAAACTATTAATTGTTACTAAACTCATTTAATGATAAATAGTTTTTTAACTATTTTAAGTACGACAAGATATACTATAATCTATTTTTACAGATATTGTTAATACATCATCTTTATAAACCTCAACGCCACCAACAACATTAGATTCAATACTGATAGTATTTGTAGTTAAATCAACATTATAACTTTTAATATTAGGAATAGTATTAATTAAAGTTTCAATTGCTGTCACAAAAGAAGTATCAGGAGGTGCCGTAGATAATGAAGTTGTTGTGTAGAAAGTTCCTGAATATACAATTCCATTTAATTCAATATCACAATTAAACTTAGCATATTTTAATTTACAATCCTGATGTCCATTAGTTAATGAAACATAACCTTCATTTAACATTTTTAAAAAATTAAATACTGTTGACGGTAAATAAGTTTTATTGCCAATTGTATAAACATAACTTGAGCTAACCTGTCGTAATGGATTACAAGTAATATCAATCGATTTAGTTGTCTGACAATTACTCGTACCACTCACAGTTAAAACATAAGTTCCTGCGGTTAATCCTGTAATATATGAACCCATTTGTCCATTTACATTATCACTCCAAATAAAATTAAAAGGTCCAGTACTTTCGTTTAATAAAACACTGATAGTACCTCCACTCCCTGTGATACAATCTGTTCCATAAAGTGCAAACTGATAAGGTGATAGATAATCAACAGTTGTTGATTTTGTTTGTGAACAACCTGATAGATTTATTACTGTAACATCATAATTGTTAGCAGGTAAATTATTAAAAGTGTATGTGGTAGATGTTGTCGGGTATGAACTCGCTCCGTTTGATAGTGAATAAGTATAAAATGTTGAACCTGTATAATTTGGTGTTACATTTATATTTATTGAACCATCATTTAATCCACAATAAGTACTGTTCCCTGTAATTGTAAAATTAAATGAAGTGTCATTTAATATTGTAATATTATTAGTATAAGTACAAGCACTACTACTATCATTTATTGTTAGAGTATAAGTACCTGACTCTAATTGATTAAATGTGTTTGTTTGTAACGTTGACGTATTAGTTACTGTATTTCCGCTATTATTAGTTAAAGAATATATAAAAGGAGGTGTTCCTCCTAATAATCTAACTTGAATAGAACCACTATTGTACGAACATTGTGAGTTAGTCACATTTTCAGAAACTAATGAAAAACTTTTAGGTACAAACACATCTGCGGTTGTTGAAAAACTACATAATGAAACATCTGTTGCCGTTAATGTATAACTACCCGCACCAATATTATTAAAGGTAACCGAAGTACTATAAGTTGTAACTGAATCCCCATTACTTAATAAGTAAAAATAAGGAGCCGTTCCTCCTGTAATACTAAATGTTAAACTACCATCAGAATTAAAACATGACGGAGGTGTTAAAGTATATGACATTAAAGATATTGGAGTTGCACCACTAACATATGTAACTTTGTTCAATCGGCAATTATTAGCATCTGTCACACTAACATTATACGAACCTTGTGTTAATCCTGTGACAAAAGTGTCTCCAGTACCACCAACTGCTGGCGACCACTGAAAATAATATGGTGGTGTACCAGTTAATCCTGTAATATAAATTTTACCACTTGATTGTGAACATGATGGATTATCAATAACATAAAAATCAAAATCTAATGTATTAGGATTTTCATGTATTACAACAGATTCAGTCTTACAAGGACAATTACCTTGTCCAGTAATTTCAGCATAATACATACCTTTACCTAAATTTACAAACGATGTAATTTCAGAAATAGAAGTTGCCGAACTATAAAAAACATAATCTTTAAATAGATTTACCGTTGCACCTTGAAAACTTCCTCCTCCAGTATTAACTACTCCATTAGTAACCCCCGTAACAATTATATCAAGATATGAATTATTTAATCCACAACCCGCAAGTGAATAAGTATTAATATAGGCGGTGCTAGCAGAAACTATATTAAAATATATTGGGCCAATAACTTCATTTATTGGGATTGTTGATGCAGTAATATTAAAACCATAAGTACCAGCACTTAATCCTGTAACCGAATAAGAACTCGTTGAAAAAGTTGATGGTGGTAATACATTATTTACCCAACTTATCGTGTAAGGACTTGACCCAATTAAATTAATTTTCGCAGAGCCTAATGAACTGTTTGTACAATCACCTGTTAAACTTATTGTATATGTAGTATTAGCCATTTTTATCCTTGAATTTGTATATCATATAAAATACTTATGTCTGTAATAACAACATCTTGAAATCCCCCTATAACAGAAACAACCTGTAAATTACCTGTGTTACTATCATAGATTATTTGAACACCTGCCTCATTATTAATTCCACTGTTGGCAAAATAAACTAATCCTTGGTTTATTGTATTAACCCATTGTGTTTCAGTTGGTAATATTACAGGATAGTAATACGTTGGCCCATTGTTATATTCAAATGTAAAAGTTTCATTAGTGTCCGTATGAATTAATTGGAAACTAAATCCATATTTTGCACTAACCGTTGTAAAATTACCAATAAACCCTTGTTGTGTTGCCAAATTTTGTGATACTTGACTTAAACCATTACCAATATCTTGAATAGATGGTGTATTAATATTATCTATGAATGAATTACTTGCGTTTGTTTTTATTGTTCCTGTTGTTACAGGGCCAACAATTTCTTGTAAAACTAATTGACAACCTCTTTGTCTTCTATATATAAATTTTTGTCTGTGAAAAATTGAATTTTCAAATTTAGTTCCCGTATTCCAAATTGTTGTTGCCGGTACAAACTGTTCAATTAATTTAATCCAAAAATCACCTAATCCATTAATATACTCAATCATATTTTGATAACTAAAATTATCATTACTTAATCCAGTATCTTGGTACATTGTTAGATATTTCCAAAACAATGATTGTAATGTTGGATATCCACTTGTTTTCCCATCAGATGAAAATTGTCTATTTCTAACATTAATCATATTAGTCCAAAAAGTTTTATAGAATTCATAAAAAGTTTTGTTTTGGGGTTGGGGACTAATAAATGTCCAATCGGTACCACCAGTTTGCGGATAAGGTGAAGACAATCCTGTAAATGGTATTGGATAATTCTGTGTACTTGAAACATACCAAACATCGTATGCCAATGCTTGAGCCGGATTTAAAAATATCTCAACATTTTTAACATTAAGTAATAACCTATCTGTTGATATTGGGTAATAAGCGTTAAATAAATTATCAATATTTTTTCTCAATCCAATATCGTTGTTAGTCCAACTTTTTTTATTATCTTGTACTTTTTTAAGATTAAATCCCATATCCATGAATGGGAAATTTCTAAATCTATCCAAGAATTTTTGTCCATATGTAAATGGTTCTAAACTAGTTTGGATATTAGCATTTTGACCTGTGAAAACACTTGTAGTATAATTTACCTGTTCAGGTGTTCTATGTTGTACTGTAGACTCAATCCAACCACTACCTTTTTGGAAATAAAAACTTGGTTTACTTGTTGTACCTTGTGTAAACACAGGATTTACAGGATAACCTTCACTATCAACAGGATAATCAGCTAACGTTGTATTTGTTGGGATTGTAACCCCTGATTGTGTGTAAGCTGTGTATGTAACCCCTTGGAAATTATAGGAGTTACTACTGTTCAAAACAGTGAACTGAGGTGAATAAGTTCCACCTGAAATTTGTGAGTATAATAAATTAAACCTTTCAATATTAATGTTAGTATCTGCCAAATAAACATTCTCATTAAACTCAACAAGAGCGTCAGGCGCACCAATAAAATTTAATAAAAATTCTATTGCTTTCCTTGTTCCTTTTGACCTATACAAATAAGAAGAATTAAGAATTAAATTTCTAAAATATTGGTTATTTAAATCTTGTTTTGTTTGACTTGTAGAGTAAGCAGGAAACGCATTGTCAGTTGTCCCATAAACTGACTCTAAAAAGTCAGCATTTGCAATCGGGGACATTCTGATTGACCAACCAAGTGTTTGTGCTAAATTAGTAACTAAACCTGAAGGTATATCATTTCCAATATTGTAATTAACAGAATTAACATACTGAATTCCATCAATATATTTTTTCGTCTCATCAAAACTTCTACCATAAATTTTTAAAGTCTTATCAACCTTTTCATCTAAAGTATCAAATTCCTTTAATGCATTTGTTGTATAAAATCTAGATACTAAATTTGTTTTATTCTCATCATAACTAGCACCTAATATTTGTAATTCAGATATGTAATTTTCATAACCAAATGAAGTTATATCTATATTCCATATACCACTTAATGGCCAAGTTATTGAACGTATAACATTTGAAATATATCCATCATCTGATTCGGATGGAGTTTGATATTGATACGTATATATTGGATTAGAATATCTATTTAATAATACCTCTTCAACTTCACCTAATTCAAGGTTAAATACTTCGTTTACTATTGTGTCATTTGGTCTAACAACAAAATTTTGAGAAAATGTTGTTAATCCACTAAATGGATTACCTTTAACATATATTGTAAAATTAGTTGAAAAATCAGGAGTACTATTAATATAATTTAACTCATAACTTTGACCACTAAGGAATAATGAATAACTTCTAAATTTATTTGTTAGATTTCTATACTTTGAAACGGGAAATCCTAAACTACTAATATAAACTGTGGCATTATTTCTATAATCAATATTAAAAGGATTACTTATCGTTTGCCAAGGAATAGTTAAAACAGTCTCATCTGAATTACTATTATAACTAATGTTAATTGCAGTATTAGCGGTTGTTGACCCTGATGTGTAACTTCTTATTTCTAAAGCACCTGGGAAATAATTTAAAACATTATTAATTGCAACTTCCAATCTTTTACTTAATGAACCATAAGATACAAAATTGGTTACATCTGTTTCATCAAAGTTTGGATATAATCTGAAATTATTATTATAAACCGATGCTGCTAATTCAGGAGTTAAATTTAAATCGTTATTACTAAATAATGATGAAAATGTACCTGATTCAAAATTTCTATTAACCTTTTCTGTTACACTTGTTGAAAATTCAAACGTACCAAGCGTAAGTCCTCCACCATCGGTTAGTTGTAAACCAACCAGATTATCTGAAAAATTTCTATTCTGTGGTGGACATTTATAAGTCGCCATTAAGCTGTGATATTATCAAAGTTTTTAGTGGTATCAATATTACTTCCTCTGCTCTGTCTAACCTCATATAACAACTCATTAAATTGACTTCTGATTTCATACAAGTTGTATTGCTTGTAAATGTTGTTATTAGTATCATAAATGGTGTATATACCATCCTCAATAGATTTAGTTTGATTACCATAAAGAGCAATTGCCAATGTTGAGATATCATTTTCAACAATTTCAACCTCAATCATGATTGGGTCAAAAAAAGTATTTGTTAAAATAATACTTTGTCCCGCAGCACCAATATAAGGTGTAGCATTTGGTTTGTTTGATGGTGATGAGCTTGGTGAAACTGTACAAAATAATAAATTAGTTTCACCATCACTATAAATCCATCTCTGAGCTTTATCTGATGTATTATTAGTATTAGCAACTACCGCCTCACAATAAAATGAAGATGTGATTATTCTAAAAAAGTTAGTATTTTTTGTACCATCATTGTTTAAATATTCTATTCGATAACCCACTAATCCTTGTGGTACAAACCTATTCAAAAATTCTTGAGGTACATTTGTTAAATCAATAATAATCCCTTTAATATTTGGTAATGATTGTAACACACCACAATCAAGGATTTGAGTTCTAATTTGAACTGGTCTAATTAGTAGATTATAAATCCCAAGATTAGTAAATTCTGTAGATGGTAATTTTAGATTATACATACCACCTAAAATTTCGTTTGTTTGTCCACCAATAGCCGGGTTACTAAAATAAGGTTGTAACAACTCAAGAGCGTCTAATTTTTTCAAGATGAAATTATTAGTGAAATCTCTTGATGGTGTATAATTCATTATTATTTCCACGTCAGCTGGACTCACATCCGCCAATCTTACTGTTCCATAATTACCTGTTGCCATTTTTTACCTTATTATTATAAATATTAATTTTTAATTTTATTGACTGATTTGTATGTTGAAAAAATTATATCCGTAATTTACCAAATTAGACATTGTTGAAACCTCACCAATTCTTCTAAAGTTTTCCAACGCCGAGTTTTTACCTCTTTCAACAAAAACACTTGAAAATAATTGAGGTTGGTCAATTACATTCATAAGAACTTCATTCTTTGTAATCGCACTCTGAACTAACATACTTGAAGTTAATCCTGAAGATGCTACCACGAATATTGACGTTCCACCTGAAAAATCAATGTAATCAGTATTATTTATAGTATATCCTGTTTGTTGTGATGTTAAATAATTTACTACACCGTATCCGCCGCCAGGTAAATTAACCGTCTGTCCTACCTGATACTGAACCGCACCATATAAAGAAAGGTCTTCCAATCTTGATATTGTAACACCTGTTATAAAATAAGGTACTTGCCCATAGTAAGAACCTATTTGATATGCAATTTCATTATATGAATCCGCAGTATAAATAAAATTGTATGTCTGAGGACTAGCACTCCAACTACCACTTGTGTTAGCAAAAGTCACAGTACCATATGGATTTGAATTATTAACAGATGTATATGGTACATTAACAGTTTTTTTTGTGGTAACAATTCCCCACATGTTTTCTTGTCTTAATGTAATAGTATAACTTGTTGGGTTAGGTAAAGGATTTGCGTAAGTATGATTTATGAAATTAGGGTAAAAAGAATTTATAACTTGTGAAGTTCCGTCACCCCAATCTATTGTATATGTCGAGTCAATTAAATAAACCGCCCCCTCACTTGAATTATTAAATAAACTAAAAGTATAAGGACTTTCAGTTGATGAGGTAAATGAGAAGTTTGAAGAAATAACTTGTTGTGTTATATTCTCATCAAATCCATCATAATAACCAATATCTTGATACTTTTGTTTTAATAAAATAGGAAATGTAAGTCCTGTAAGTAATGAGGTTCCACCAACATTACCCTGTAATAAACTTGTTAATCCGGTGTATACCCCAAAAGTATACCCACTAGATGTCACTTGTATAATATCTGATTCTAAAAATTCAGGAGATATTTTAATTTTAATTATTTCCATTTTTATACTGTAGGTGGATTTTTATACTCATACCAATTATTAATTGATATTGGACTTTGTGAATTGATATTATTAATTGTATATGTTTTTTGAGTAAAATTAAAATTAACCTCTCTCATAAAATAGTCAGTAGTCAAACGATAAGGTGTTGTAGAATCAGTTTGTTTTTTTGTTGTAAATGTTGTAAATGTCCCATCTGAACCATCAAAAAATTTAACAGTCATATACAATTTTTTTAAGTTTAGTATATCAGGATTTTCAAACCAATAAAGATAAAAACCTTCAGGGTTAGTTAATGGGTTCAAACTATATTTAGGTATTGATAGTTTACCTGTACCTTGATTGTTTCCCAAATCAACATTTACGGTATCATTCTTTTTATTTAATATAACTGTTAAAAAATTTCTTCTTCTTAAAGTATTTGTACTATCATAGAAATCAATTTTAAAAAATGATTTCATAAATGCGGTAGATTTATTTAAAACTTGTGTTTGAGTAAATCTACCAGATTCGACATAACTATTTACCCAACCAGTATTACCACTGTTTTTAAAATTAAAAACATAATTAAAAGGATATGGATATGAAAATCTTGCGGTCTCGTAATTTTCAGGGTGACCAATTATTTCAGTAATAATTTGTTCCTCATATAAATTAAGAGCATCTTCTCTATCCAAGAAATCCCAATTCATATTGATTGGAATATTAATTCCCTTATCAATATTTGTTTTTAATATTTTAAAATTATTCACAACCATCAGCAATTGGGTCGTTAACTTGTGTAGTGTTTATATTATTCACATTACTTCCTTCAGGTATTAATCTGAAAATAAAATTATCATGTGTATAATGTTTGTTATTCAAAAAAGGTCTATCCACTCCCTTTCCAATGTCATCAATAAAACCATAAGGATATATATCTCTCCATATAAAATTATTGTTATAACTTGAGAAGAATGCATACGTTGGTAAATTAACTAAACGGAAATTTTGAGGGTTATTTTGATTACTTTGTTCAACATAACCTGAAAAAACTCTTATTTGGAATTTATAATGCGGTTTATAATAATAACCTTCAGTATTTGAATTTGACTGACCAATAGGTGATGTTCTAAATATTTTTTGATTAAAATTTATTTTTTGGTAGTATTCTGATAAAACGGTTTCAGTTTGTGTCATGTCATTCCACTCACAAATATCACCATCAAGAGTATCTCCAACATTATATGGTAAATTATAATAAAATCTTAATTGTGTACCATCAGGTGATGTTTTACCATAATAATTAGTTTGAACATTTGTTAACGATAAAATATTGGTATCACTCCACCACGGATTTAAAATTGGGCCAAGATTAAATTCCCAACCTTGTTTTAATCCAATCCCATTAGCAACAGGAGCATTAAAAAACCCAAAATACCCTCTATTCACAACCGTAGTGTAAAATTCAGTAACAGGTCTATTTAAATTATCTAAAAGATTATTTATATCAATGTCATTTTTAAATGATAAATTGTAACTTTGTGAACCTTCTTTAACTGATATTCTTGGACTTAAATTTGGTGTTAAAGCCTTTGTTTCATATTTTGTATTTGTACCAAATGGATTATTTTCAAATCCTGTTTTTGTTAATTGTATATCATTATAACTTGTAATAACTTTATGTCGTTTTACATAGTATTTTGATTTTGATTCAGGATTACTTTTGGTTGTAAGTCTTTTCATTAAACCAATTGCACCGTCGTAAAAATTACCACAATCGCTATAACCTAAATCATATATTGTGAATATCCTATCTCGATTATTAGCATATAAATCACCTAAAGTATATATGTCAAAAATATTATTAGTATTACAAGAAATTGTTAACTCAACACTATCACCTTCATTTAAATTATGATTAAATGGACAGTTAAATTGAATTACGGGTTTACCATTTATAAATGTATTACTAACCACAAATGGAATTCCATTCCCAACAATCCAATCAAAAGTATTACCATTGTCTAATAAAATTTGTAATTGTTTTTTATAATCATTTTCAAAAGGATAAGTCAGATAAAAAAACCAATTATAAAACGGAGCTTGTAACGTATTAAATGGTACATGTGGTGATTGATTATTTTGACTTGTTGTATAACCCGATACATTATAATCAGTTCTTATAAACTCAAACTCATGATATTGTGGTAATCCAGCCCAAGCAATTTCAAAACTAGGGTCAGGACTACTGTTTTGTAAAATCCTATATGTCTCAGGACTTATATAATATAAATTTCTATTAATTGGTGAATACGGATTTGTAATTGGTTGTGTTAAACCTGAATAAGCATTTTCAAAAAGAAGAGTAAACTTACAAGTAAAATTAAAAATTGTTGACTGTTGTCTTTCGGTATCAAATCTAAAAGCCAAGTCAATACCTAAATTTCTATCATACTCCGTAAGTTCTTTGAGAGTATTATCTAAAGTAACATTAATTTTAGTATCAATGTTTGGAGCACTTGCGTATCTAGCAGTACCTTTTAATATTTGAAAATTATCATTCAATTACTTCTTCTGTATTTACGTATTTTATTAAAAATCTGTCTAAAGCACTTCCACCTCTTTTTAATCCAAAATAAAAATGGTTTGGAGCTCCTACTAAAAATTGAGGATTAAAGTTTTGAGTCGGTATTGCATCTGTTGGTACATTATTTGAATCAAAGTTTATTAAAGTCCCTCTATAATTAGCCGCTAAGTTTCCATCCACTTGGAAATATCTACTAGCGTTATTGAATCTATCTAATTTTTGATACTTGTATTGGAAGAATGAATTATTAAACTGACCCGTTGAGTCCGGATAATTTGTTACCCAGTTATTATTTTGAGAACCAAAAATAGTCCCATAATCCATAGGTTGTCCTGTATTTTCATTATTAATTTTTATAAGTTTCCATAAATAAAATGGTACTTCTTGTGACTTAACAGGAATTTCAGTAAAATTATATTGTTGTGGAGTATCAATAGTTGCCTGCGGATTCCATATAGTTCGTCTTGGAGATATATAATCTCTGTCTTGGGTAATACCAGTCAATAATAATCCAAAGAACGGAAAATTATTTTCATCACCTAAAATAACTGGCTGGTAAACTGAACCAACAGTTTGAGCATAATTAGAAACACTAAATGGTATAATACCAAATTCTGAATTGATTGATATCATTTGAGCATAATCCGCATCAACTAAAGACGGTAATGTCGCAGTATTATCATTTTCCCATCGTCTATTTTTGAAAAATCCTCTAAGTGTTGGGTCACTTGCCCCTTCATTTACACCCGGAGTTGCAGGTATTAAAAATCTTAAAAAGTTTGGGTTAATCAGACGACTTAAAATAAATAAATTAAGAATTTCAGAAACATTATTATAACTTGTAGATTTAATTTTAGAAACAATATATCCGTCATAATCATCATTATTAACTAATTCTTGGATGAAGTAAGCTTTAGGGCCTAAATCTAAAATTGTTGTCGGTGACTGTAAAAATTTATAATTACCATAAGACGTATTAGTAATAGAAGATTCATTATTTTTACCAATAAAACCATCGGTTACTGACCAAGGAGAACTTCTATAATAAAAATTATTACTAGTTTCATGGAAATATATTGTATCTTTACAGAAGATACTGTAAGGTCTATTATTGGCTCCTGTAAATACTCTTTTATTATTGAATGGATAAGCGTATAAAGTACCATTTATCCATTGATTTGAAAATGAATGTGAAAATACATTAAAACATACCGCATTATTTATTTTAGTTCTTTGTGACCATTCAATAATTGATTTTACATCTTGTGGGAATGTTATAAAAAATCTTGATACTAAATTATAACATCCTGTACCATAATTAAAATATTTTTCAGGTCCTTGAGGATTCATAATTTGGTCACAATTAGGTTTGATTGTTGGTACACCATTAACTAATTCATAACAATTTAACATAACTGACTTTTCACATGTTGCCAATGAATCAGAAACTTCGGCATATGGAATAAATTGATTTGTACTATCGTTTATTGAAAAGTTTTGTTGGTTTACGTTTGTTAACTCCTGTGGGTCTCCAGTATCTGTTAAAGTATAAAATGCAAAAACAGGATTTTGATGTACCATATAACTGTTTGAACCATATAATGATTCACTTGTTGATGATGGTAATCTATCAGTTCTCATAACAATTTTTGAATTATCTGACATTACAATTTGGTCATATGTTTGACCATTATATCCACCATTTTGATATGAACCTGTTGTTCTATATGTTGGTGAGAAAAATCTCATTCTTCCAAGAGCATTACCATAACTAAACATTTTCCAACCTCCAGATATTTCACAACTTTCATTTGCCGGCTCATGACTAAAATACCATTGATAAAAAGCACCTCCCTCCAAGTATTGTTTAGTTCTATATCCATCAAATTGAGCGGACCCTTGTCCAGCAGTTTCTGATGGTTGGTAACCATTTAATGTCGTTACTTGATTTTTTGGGCAAAATCCTGCTGAGGCTCCAGCTCCATTACCCAAACCAGGTTGATTACCTCCTCCACCACAACTAAAATTATTATTTAAAGTAACCCCCATTAAATTTAAAGAACTTTTTCTTAAAACACCCTGAGATGTATCAAATGAATATTGTGGAGTATATCCTGAATTTACATATCCTGGAGGAACATTATTTTGATTTGGTCCAAAAGTTAAAATATCAAGTGAAGAATAATAATACGGTAATGTTGTATTAAATTGTTTATAACGTCCAATATATACAACATTTCCTTGTGATGGTTGTGGTAAATATGAAAAAGCGTAACTATTAAAAAATATATTACCACCAAATTGGTCACTACTATTATTATTTTGAATTTGATTGTGACGTACACAAGCTTTATTTGTATAATTATTCGGTTGTAACGGTACGTTCATTTTATAATAACCTTCAACATATACTGTATTATTTGTATAAGGTATGTTAGGTAAAGAACCATTAGAATTCACATTCAATATTGACGAATATCGAGATTTAAGAACTTGCGTAATATCAATTCTTTGTTTAACTCTTGGTGAATGAACGTCAACACCACGCATCAATATTAACACAACATAATTATTAATATTTGGAATTACTTCCTTAATAGTATCAAAACTATAATTACTTTCTCTAAACCTACCATCATAACAGTTTAAATCAGTACCGTTATTACCATACTGCCCTTCAGAATATTCATATTGTTGCAATTTATAATTCCATAATTGATTTAATGTTGAGTTTACAGTTTGTACTAAACTTGTATCAAAATAATCAACCGGACCAAATGTTTCATTTGTGATTAAATTTCTATATTCACCAATAGTAAATCCTGTGATAATTTGGAAATATTCAATGTCCGCCGGAAAACCGCTTGTTTTTTTAAATTCTGTAAATCCACTCATATTATAAGTAGTATACATAGGTTGAGCATTATTAGGATTAGTCCATTTGTATGTTACGTTATTTAAATTATTAGTACTACCACTAGTAAATGGATTATTATTTTCAGCATCATAATAATTTAAATCATTAGATAAATTTTTATCCTGAAAAGATATTATACTACCAGCGACAGGTATTTGAGTTTGTTGGTCTAAAACTAAAATCTGAAAATTATCCATATGATATATAGTATCAGGATTATTTAAATCAGGTTCAATAGTCACTCTCATTCTGGTACTTCCGTAAAAATATCTTGGTCTATGAGCTATTTCATCACTTGACGGTTCAAAATATCTACCTTTAGACCACCAAGTGTTTAGATATTCTGAATAAGGTATTTGAGATGAAAAATGCCAGTTTTGAAAAGTATAATCATCATCATCAATACTTGTTACTGTAATATTCCCCACATTAACAATCGGACATCTGTTTTGAGGAAATCCATTAATGCTATTTGCAAGATTTCCAGCATACAATCCTGCCAAATATTGTTGGTCATCCGCAACATTTCTATAAAGTTCAAAATCAGTACTGTTAATTAAAATGGAACTTTGTGTAACCGTTGTAAGTTGGGCTTGTCCTAAACTTTCACCACTCGCATCGTCTAATCGACACTTACATCTTTCACAACCATCTTCAGTATATAATAAAAGAGGTAATCCAATATTTTTAAAAGGGTTTGAATTTGCTAATTGTGTTAAATCCAAAAGTTCAGGACAAGGTAAATCAGGTCTATTAAAAATACCTCTTACCCAATTTCTGAAATTACAAAGACCAATAATCATTAATTGTATAAAAGTTATTATCCCTATAATAAGTGGTAATAATAGAACCCATAAAAATCCTAAAACGTGGACGACAATAAGTAAAATTATACTTAAAAGTGTAAAAATTTCAAAGAATATATTATATACAATATAATTAAAATTAACTCTAAAAAACGCATCGTTAGTTGGGAATTTGTTATACTCACCCGTACATTTATCATCTAAAATATTTTTAATACCTGTTACATTCCATGCTCTTTTTTCACTCACATATCTATCCATCAACTGACTAACAGTATAAACTTTATTATACTGAAGCTCCATAAACGTATCTTCACAATTAATCGCCGATGATACATTAGCATAATCTGTCCAATCTAAACTAAAAGCATATGACTGTTCAAGTAAAAATCTATCTTCATCAATTTTTAAAAAGTTAATAATCGCATCTGAACCATTATCTATCCTATCATAAACAAAATATAATGATGTAAAATCTTGAGGATATATATTTTGTGATGTATACTGTGTACCATCAGAATAAAATATTTGTAAATTTTCAACATTTAATGTACCTGTTAATCTGTATACTCGATTAGTTTCATTAGGATTTAAACCAGTATCAGATAAATAAACATACTCACCATTCTCATTTGGAGAATTTGATGGGATATAAATAGACACGGGAGTGCCAAGTAATTCATTAAATTGATAATCTAAATAAGGGTCGTTTGAATCCGTCCAACCATATTCTTTAACATTTGGAACTAAAAAATATGCTCTTTTAGTAGTTTCAGATAATTCAGGGCCTTGTTCCCATTTTACTTTAAATCTATATTTACCTTTTGTTGGAATACCAACATCAGGATTTTGAGTAATTTGTTGATTACCTTCCTCATCGGTATATACATAATCAAGATTCATTGGAACTTCTAATAACCAAGCTCCATTTTCATCAATTACTTTACCCCCATTTTCTAACTCAACTTTTTCTAAAATTGGTAATCCATTACTATCCGTTTTATAACTTTGTCTTATCGCAAGTATTTGTCCCGGACCTGATGTTAAATCACACAAGTCACCCATTGTTTTAGGTATCTTACATCTGTTATAGATATTATTATATCCTAACTTAGTTTCATCAACTGTTGATAGTAACGAACCCATAAAAACTGCCGTTGGTCGAATAGTAACTTGAGCTTCAGCGGTTAAGTCAAAGTCAGTCCTTGCAATGTAATAATCACAAGTTTCTTGTTCACCGTAAAATGGTGCGACTTGTACTGTTTTTGATATTGTTACAATTTGTGGTAATTCACTATAATTTTCGGAAAACTTAAATTGAGCTCCGTTAACTTGTGATTCTGTTGCTCGGCCAATTCTAATTAAATCCGCCGGTGTAAATGAAAACTCACCAATATCAGACAAGTCAACTTGCATGAATAAAGTGTGTTGTCCTGGCGGCACACCTAAAATCATAAAGTCACCCGAACCATTTGTAGTAACAACAAACTTAAAATACTTGTCGTAAACTTGAATTACTGACTTATTAGTTAAAGCATCGTTTCTATCAGGGAATGTCCCAACAGGAACGTGTCCAGTGTAAGAGGGTGTGTAAGGTAATAAATTGTATTTGTAACCATCTTCATTAACGTCATTAATTGTTTTGTATGGGTATAATGTACTAATTACAGTATCATTGATGTCAGCATCGTCTAAAGCAATAAAAATAGATATTTTAGCGTTAGGTAGACCAAATCCGTTGTTACAGAAAACTCTACCAACTATAACACCATAATCCGCACAAGCTCTTGTGTATACGTCGTTTGGGTTAATTGATAATGATAGTAACTCAAGCGTATCAAAGTTCTGTTCAAGTTTAACCTGAACAACCTTATCAATCCCTAACTCTGTTCTAATTCTGTAAGATGAAGACATGTGTGTTTTTTAATAAATAGTTTACACACGATTTTCAAAAAATAAATGATGTTAACTGAAATTAACCGTTGTTAGATTTTTAATCGACACTTTAATGTCTTTATCAGGAAATCTAATATTAAAAATTTGATTTGGTTCAGCATAAACTGTATCTTCAATTACTTTAATTTCTTTTGTAGTTGTATTAGAATATGATTGAGAAGCCTGTGATGAAGAATATAGTCCACCAACTCTGTTATACACATTTATTGAAGCAACAGTAATAACACCTTCCTCACTTTGTATCAAAGCTCTTAACTGTGATATATAAAGATTTTGACCCATACCTCGATTACTTGGACTCATATAGGTGTTAATCTTTGATATAATATTTGAAATTACCACACCCTGATTTTGCGAACTATTAAGAACAATAAAAATATCAAAGGCCAAATCAATAACTTGTGCCGGAAGAACTTGAATATAATCATTCATCATTCTGTAATTTGATAAATAAGTTGCAATATTACTTTTTAATGTATTAGAAATAGTTTCAGTTAATGCCCCGTTTGAATCATAGGATAAAATCTGAACATTTATTTTATTATCAACTTCAGTAATCGCAACTTTTGCGGGAGCACCAAATCTTGAAGGCATTTTTCTAATAATCGCCTCATAGTCATTAATAGTTACAGCTCTGTTTTGTGCCGCAAAATTAAATGTTATTAAATTTCTAATCTCTTCAGTACTTGGATAATTTGCACCTCCAATTGACGGTAATATATTATTACAAGATAAAGAATTAATTACTGCAGTAACTTTATTTTGGTCACTACCATATACATTAAAGTTTACAGTTCCAAGTTGAGTAATTGAACCAGGCCCAAGATTACTTACTAATCCACCTCCAACACGGTATTGAACAAACAATGTTGAATTTGCCTTAAGTGTTGAACCTAAAGAATAGTTATTCTGATATTTTGAAATATCCAAAGGAGTACCGTTAGTAGTAAATTGTCTTAACAGTTCATCTGAGGATGTATTTCCTCCACCAAAAGTTAGTTTTAAAAATCCTTGTGGTGTATATTCAGTAATAAATTTTTTATTTGTTTTATAATAACGACCAACTTTAATACCTGTTTCATCTTGTGGTTTTGTTGGGTCTTCAATAAAAATACTGTCTTGAGCTAACGCTTCAACTTCAAACCATTTATTAGTTAAGTTTGTAGTATCCATGAACTCTTGAGGTGAAGGAACGTTGTTGTAATTTGTACCGTCTTTTAAAATTACTCCAGTTACACCTAATACGTTTTTCTCAGGTAAGAAAAATTCAAAAAATGGTCTTGTTTCAGGAGTATTGATAATTCGTTTGAATACTTTTGTTATACCATTAATAACAACTTCTCTCTTTGTAATTGTATAATTAATTAAGATATTGTTAGCATCAAAGTTAGGAATTACGGTTCTATTAACAATTCCTTCACTATTAAAGTCATTACCAAAATCGACATCATACAAAGTTTCAAAAGTTTGTCCAGCACCAATCACCTGACTACCTTTAGCCAAAATACCAAAGTAAGATGAATCAGGTGGTTGTAATGTACCTGTATTTGTCTGTATTGCCGGTTTGTCTCCAAAAGGAGGGACTTGCACTGAAAAATCAACTAATGAAATTGAAGGTCTCATTCCAGGTATTTTTAACCCATAAGTTCTTGCAATGTTATAAAGTGAACTTGGTTGTTGTGCAAATTGTAGAACAGTTTCTTGTAAACTTCTATCAATATGATAATTTAAGTTGTCAGTAACCGCAGCGTTTAAATCAAGTAAAACAGAAAAAACCGACGCATCATTTACGTTTTGAATTAAATCAGGATAATAAGTTCTAACATAGTTTATTAATTCTAATCTAATTGCCTGAAAATCTCTTGTAGTATATGATATCATAGTTTTATATATTAATAATTACAAACCCTGGTGTATTAAATACATTATTTGTAATATTATAATTTATTCTTACTTTAGCGGTATACTCAAGTTCAGGAGTATTAGTAAAATTAAATTCATTCGCCGACTCATTATTCATTTGTAAACTATCTTGAGCAACAACTGCGGGTTCAATTTTAATTGAAGTAATTGTCAATCCTGGTATATAAGTTTCAACCGCTTCTTTTATTTCTGTTTCTATTTGGTCAAAAGTTGGACTATCAAGTGGTTCAAAAATAAACTCGTATAATCTTGTTCCAAAGTTTGGCATAAAGTATCTACTACCCTTTCTTGTAAGTAATAAATGTATTAAACTACTTCTAATTTCTTGTTCTGTCGTATCTGATAAATCCAAAAACTTACCATTCAATGAATCTTTAAAAGGAAAAGTAATACCGTATGTTACACCATTTGCCATATTAAATAAATACTCTGAAATAAAAAATCCGAACTTAGTCCGGATTTTATTATTAAGGTATTAATATCTAATTTATAATCCCATATCGTCAATAAATTTTTTATGTGATTTTTTGTAAGAAGATTTACTTTCGTCATAAACGTCTGTTGTGTATTGCCAATTCCAATATAGTTTCTTATTGGGTTCAAATCCATAAAACTCATGAACTTTCATTTGAGTTTTAGTAACATCCTCACCATTCCAGTTTTGCCCAACGCAAATAAACCCTGTTTCAATACCTTCAACTATATTTTTTTCACCTAAAGTGTTGTGTCTATTTTCAATCCAAGTTAATCTTTCAATTAACTTTTGATAAAACATATTTGCTTGTCCCCATCTTACTGAACTAAAAAATATTACAGCATCTGCCTCAAAAAGTTCTTTAGAAATTTTCCAAAGTTCATCTGTTTTATTATTTAAACTAGCCCAACATCTGTGATATCCTGAAGGATTTTTTTTATCATCTTTAAGTAAAGCCTTTAAAAGTCCACAACTATTACCATCTTCTCTTGATACGTTTCCTTCACAAGGAAATATTTTTAACTCGGAAACATCTATGAAAACTGATTTGTCACCAAGTTCCTCATTCAAATACATTGCTAAGATTTTTGATTTAGGAACATCAATATTTTTATCATCCCAATTATATCTATTTGAACAACTTAATAATAAAACTTTCTTTTTCTTTTTTAGAATGTCTAACGTTTGTTTTAACTTTTTTTCACCACCCTCTTGAACCATGTTCTCTGAGAGCATCATTTTTCTTATTTTTTGAATTTCTTCTTGTATAATATTAGACATAATAATAAATACCTCTTTAAATAAAAAATCCCGACCTAGCTCGGGATAACACATCGGATTTTTTTAAGAAGAACATCCAAAACAATCAAATTCACTGTTTTCAGGTTTGTCGGGTAGATTCATATAACTGTAATCAACCTTTGGTGGTTCAGGAGTTGCTTTTGGTTTGTTAATTTTTGATACATCCATAGCCAAGTGTTTTGCTCCTGTTGAGATTGCTCTTGTTCTAACGTAATAACAAAGTGTCTTCAACCCTTTTTCCCATCCGTAGAAATGTGATGATGAAATCTTTGACAATGTTGGGTTTGACATATAGATATTCATTGATTGTGATTGGTCAATAAATGGTGCTCTATCAGCTGCCATCTCAATCAATTCTTTTTGTGAAATCTCCCAAATTGTTTTGTATTTTTTAATTAAGTGTTCAGTTCTTTTAACTTTGAAGTTATATCTCTTATCTTCTTGGTCAAGGTAGTTATTGAAATTAATGTTTTGAATTGAGCCTTCGTTCATGATAATTTCATTCTTTAAATCTTCAGACCAAATTCCAATCTTCTCAAAATCACTAATCAAATACTTGTTAACAATCATAATCTCTCCACCAACTACACGTCTGTTAAAGATTGCTGAGTGAGCGGGTTCTGTCATTTCATATGAACCTGTAATCTTAGCTGAAGATGCTACAGGCATTTGAGCTGTGAATAAAGAATTACAAACTCCGTACTTACTAACATTATGTTTTAAAATTCCCCAAGGCCATCTTCCTGATAACTCATCTTCTTTCAATCCCCACATATCAAATTGGAATACTCCTTGTGACATTGGTGACCCTTCAAAGTGAGCATATGGTTCATACTCACCATCTATACACAATCTGTTACTTTCAGTGATTGCTGCAAAATAGATTGTTTCAAAAATCTCTTTATTCAATTTACGAGCTTCTTCAGATGTGAAGATGTAGTCCATCAAGTAGAATACATCCGCAAGTCCTTGTGTTCCAATAGCAATTGCTCTTTGTTCCAATCCACCCTTACGACCTTTTTCAGTTGAGTAATTGTTGATGTTAACAACTTTGTTTAATGCGCTTACAACTTTACGAGTTTCTTCATACAAACCTTTAAAATCAAACTCACCATCTTTTACATAGTTCTTTAACACCATAGATGATAAAGTGCAAATTGCGGTAGTTTTTTCGTCAGTATACTGGTAAATCTCATTACAAAGATTTGATTGTTTGATTACACCAATATTCTGATGGTTTGTCTTTCTGTTAGCACTATCTTTAGAACATAGATATGGAACACCCGTTTCAACTTGTGATTCAATAATCTTATTCCAAATCTCCTGAGCCTTAACTTTCTTACCAAGACCCATACTTACCGCTAATTTATAATTCTCTTCATATTCATCACCATAACTTTCTTGTAATGGTTTGATACCCGCTTTAATAATATCATTAGGACAGAACAAATACCAATCGTCGTTGTTCTTAACTGCATTCATAAAGTTGTCTGGAATCCAAAGTGCGGTAAATAAATCACGAGCTCTTAATTCTTCGGCGCCTGTATTCTTTTTAATTTCCAATAGGTCAAAGATATCTTTATGCCAAGGCTCCAAGTAAATTGCTGCCGAACCAGGTCTACGTCCTTGTTGGTTAAAGAAACGAAGTGACTCGTTTACAATCTTCAAATACTTTAATAGTCCACCAGCATATCCACCTGAAGATGAAATACGACTCTCCTTACTACGAATGTTAGACATTGACAGTCCGATACCCGCAGCGTCAGATGAATAGGTTGAGATATCTCTCATGGTGTTTAACAAACCTTCACGAGAATCCGAATCATTGTAATGAAGAACACAAGAAGCAAGTTGTGGAACTTTAGTACCAGCATTAATCATGATTGGTGTTGCCGGTGATATTCTTTGTGTCGATAACGCTTGGTAGTACTCAACCGCCTCCTCAAATGTATTAGTTACCCAAAGAGCAACTCTCATATACATGTGTTGTGGACGTTCAACTACTTTACCTTCTGACAACTTCAAAAGATACATTTCTGCAAGTGACCTCCAAGCAAAATAATCAAAATTATAATCATTATCATGATTAATAATCGCATCAATATTACTTGGCCCATAATCCTCAATAATTTTCATTAATTTTTCATTAATGATACCTTCACTGTTTAACAAATTCATAGTATTTGAAAAACTTGGGTCAGTTTCCTTATGGTAAGATGAAATAGCAACTGACGAAGCTAATCTTGAGTAATCGTGATGACTACCTGTAAACGCCGCGGCGATTTCATAGATTAACTTATCTAATTCTTTTGTTGTAATAATACCTTCAGTTGGAACTGAAGTGATAACCTTAATAAAGATTTCATCGGAGTTGACACTCAACCCCTTTGAAGCTCTTTTGATACGGTTATAAATTTTTTGTGGATTAAATGACGAATCATCTCCACTTCTTTTTTTAATTTTAAGTGACATCATAGTTTAAAAAGATAGTAAATTAAAAATCGTCAGTAAAGGAGATGGTCTCATTTAACTTGGCCTTTTGATATTCAACGGTACGTGACTCAAAGAAATTACCTTTTGTTTCAACTGCGATTTGTTCCATAAATTTGAATGGTTGTTCAACATTAAATTGTTTTTTACATCCAAATTTCACTAATAATCCATCAACAACAAACTCAAGATATTGTTTCATCAAATTTGAATTCATACCGATAAGTGAAACTGGTAGTGATTCAGTGATGAACTCTTTTTCAATCTCTAATGCAGACAATAGAATTTCTTTAATTCTTTTTTCACTTGGTTTATTTTCAATATGATTGTTCAATAAATGAATTGCAAAGTCACAGTGTAAGTTTTCGTCTTTGAAAATCAAAGCGTTAGCATTACATAATCCTTGCATAATACCTCTTGATTTCAACCAAAAGATAGAACAGAATGAACCTGAAAAGAAGATACCCTCAACTGCTGCAAAAGCAACTAATCTTTCTTGAAACGATGCGTTTTCAATCCAATCTAAAGCCCATTTAGCTTTCTTTTGAACTGCTGGTAGGTTATCTAAGGCCGTAAAACATTTGTTCTTCTCGTCTTCATTTGACACGTAAGTATCAATAAGAAGTGAGTACATTAGACTATGAATATTCTCCATAGCAAGTTGCATACCATAGAAAAATTTAGCCTCAGGGTATTGTACTTCCCTATAGAAATTCTCCGCTAAGTTTTCATTTACGATACCATCTGACGCTGCGAAAAACGATAAAATATTTTTTACAAAATACTGTTCATTCTCTGATAAGTTTTCCCAATCTCTTAGGTCACCGCTTAAATCAATTTCTTCTGCCGTCCAAAACGCCGCTTGATGCATCTTATAATATTCCCAAATATCATTGTGATGGATAGGAAATATTACAAATCGGTTCGGATTAATTTCTAAAATTTTTTCTTTCATTTTTTTATTTTTATTTAATTATTTACGTATTCCCAAAAAAAACCACCACACGAATTTCTAACCCCCTTACAAACTAAAACAATATTACCTTTATTTTTAATATTATTTTTTTTACAAGCAATTTCTAATGATGGATATATTTCTAAAATTTTTTTTGTTTTTAAACATATTTTTTTTACTTTTCTAACATTTTTTGCAGGTTTCCCTTTTAAGTAACTATTTTGACTAAGTTTTAATTTATGTTCTTTTGATAATTTTTTTCCAATTAAAGAATTACTAATATTTTTTTTAGTCTCTTGGGTTCTTTTTTTCCCTTTACCTGATTTTCCAATTTTTTCTTTATGTTCGTCTGACAATTTTTTACCTTTCCAATAATTATGTTTTCCTTTATTACTTTTTGATATTTTTTTTCTAGTTTCCTCGCTCGGAACATAATTAAGATTTGACTCACCACCGTCGGTCAGATTAAGTAATTTATTAGTTTCTTTATAATTTTTTATCCAATATATTTCTTTTTCAACCCATTCTTTATCATTAGTTTCTTCAATTACTTTTATTTCAGGAATTTTATTTTCTTTCAACATTTTTTTTATCCACAAATATAAAGGTCTTTTAATATTTTTTTTACTTAAATAAATGTGTTGTCGTAACCGTTCTTTTATATCTTTTTTTGTTTTTCCAACATACCTTATTATCTCAGGTTTGTCCGGATGAAAAATTCCATAAATTACAATTGTTTCCATATTAATAAATATCTCAATATTTTTAATATTACTAATTTATTTAAGTTTTCTTTATACCTGTTGTTGTTTTCTTTTTTCCATAATTTCTTTAATCCTGTTTCGGTTCTTTTCTTCCTTCTGTTCCTCAAGTCCTAAGAATGTTGTAGTACTTTCTGTATCAATTTCTAACATTTCGTTATTAAACTTACAGTTTTCAAATACCACTCCGTCTTTACCAATTCTTGACTTTGTAATAGCAATAGTCGCAAGATTTAATTCTTTTTGTTGTAGTGACTTAGCTACCGTAATGATAACGTGTCCTACCTGAGCCTTTTTAATAGAACCACCCATTTGGTCAGTTGTTACCACATCAGATGAAATAGAACTTCTATTACCCTGTGTTGCCGTCCAACCAGCAATATCCAATTCATGACACATTGATTCAAATGCTCTCATAACTGAACCCTCAGATTTCCATTCATCGTCCATCATCTTTTCAGGTGTTACACAATCAATATAATCTAAAATAACCACATCAATCCTTGTACCATCGGCAATCAACTTTCTAATCTGATTCTTAATCTGATTCATCGTTAGTGTATCCGAAGGTAACTTTTTCATAATCAACTTGTTTGGCATCGTTTCTTTAATCTCCGCGATTTTAGCCATAACTTTTTCTTTATGATTACCAAGTTCGTCAGGTGCTATACCCGTCCAACACGTAAAATGTTTTCTCTGAATGATTTTATAGTTATCCTCAAAGAAAATTTGTAATACATTAAAACCTAAATTAAAAGCGTGATTAGCAATCTTTGTTGTCAGTGTTGACTTACCAACACCAGTGGGTGCTAATATAACACCAATTTCTCCTTTCGCCAAACCACCTTTCAAAAGATTATCAATACCCGGTATTCCCATAGGGATTGGATGTCTATAATCATCCGCTAATACTTCATCTAAGTCTTGAAACACATCTCCCGTTCCTCTATCCACGTTTCCAACCTGTAAAGCTCCTCTAACCATTTCTTCCAAAGTGTCGTAGTTTTCAAACTCACCGTGGTCAATGATTTTCTTAGCTTTATCCATAACTTTTTGAAGTTCTTGTTGTTTACAAAACTTCAATGCCTTTTCCTGAACAAACTGAGTACCTTCTTCGGTAACATTTTGTATATCAGAAATAGTGTCAAGAGTTATCTTTAATAATAACTCCTGACTAATTTCACTCTTAGCTTTTTGTTGAATTGTCTCAAAACTAGGACTGTGTTCAAACTTTGAATAGTATTCTTTTACCATCTGAACAAATAATCTAAAGTATTTGTTTTCAAAATAAGTAGATTCCATCACCTCAATAATTGAGTGTGAAAAATCCTTATCAAGTATCATTTGGTTAAGAAGTTGTAATTGGAAGGTCTCTCCCAAATAGTCAAAATTTTTGTCAGCCATATTATGTTTGTTTTTAGAATAAATATCAACGAGCCAGCTGATAACCCATGTATTCGTGTGTTAAATTTCTTGCCGACAATATGTCAGTAAGACCAAAAAGGATACCTTTTAGGAACGGACGTATGTCTACGGTGTATCTTATCTTTGGTGGATAAAGTTTAGCATCAAACGTATAATGACACATTGTCGTATCACCATTTTTGATATAGATGTTAAACGACTCAGGCCCATCAGTGAATGATGTGTTTAAAACCTCAGGGTCTTCACTAATCTGATATTGATTGTCCAACATGTAATTTACAGTTTTCATTTTGAAATTTTCTTTCAACTCTGATATGAAACCATCCATAATGTCAATCAACTCAGCCGAGTTGTGAGCCTTTGGGTTATACCCCTTAACGTTAAAAAAACGTTGTACGATAAAATTGTTGTTTACCGTCATCAAGAATTCCAGTTTGGTAATGTCTTGTTCTTTCATAATTTATTTTTTGTTTGTTTTTGTTTTTTCTTTTCTTGTTAATTTCATAAATGGTTGGATGAAATATGTCCAAGCATCGTCCCCTTTTGGTAGGTATTTGAACAACCCGTCCTCAACCATATACTTAATTAAGTTCTTGTAACTTCTACCCTCAATATCTAATTTTTCTGTAACTATTGATAGTATCTCTTCTTTGTCATCATCCCTCAATAAAGGATTAGATAAGTCAACAATCTGTTCATTAACTTGGAAAAATTCTTTTTCAAAGATACCTGATTTTGTTTTACCAGTTAAAAGGTTTTTTAAAGTTTGATTGTCTTTTTGTTCTTTTAACAAATCTTCCGCTCTTGTTAAAATATCGTTATAAGAAACTTCTTTTTCAAGTATCTCAGGAAAAAATTTAACTAAAGTTTTTTCACCCAAAAGATAGATACCTTCAATATTATCTGATTTATCACCAGTTAATATCTTTAATGTCTTTACGTTATAGTGTGGGAACTCAAAGTCATCAAATTTAATCTTATCCCCGTGTTTAAACGTAGCTTTAACTGATGGTGAGTATATGGACACCTTTTCGGAAATAAGTTGTGTTAAGTCTCTGTCTGATGAAAAAATTAATTTGTCTTCATTTTCAGATACTTGACAATAATAAGCAATTAAATCATCTGCCTCTCTTCCACTAATTTCTAATTGTCTTATATAGACCTCTTCCAAATATTGTTTGATACGATTTTTTTGTTTTAGGTAGGACATAAAGATATCATCCTCCATAACCAATCGTCGGTTTTGTTTGTATTTGGGGTAAAGAATTCCACGTAAACTCGTGGAATCTTCACCATCCCAAAGTACTACCACCTTGTCAAAGTTTTGTTCGTTTATGAATTTACGAAGTGTATTCATAAAATGATACAATGCTCCAATGTGTTCTCCATTGTGGAAGTAGTCCTTCACACCATGAAACCCAATTTTCATCAGATTGTTTCCGTCAACAAGTAGTGTTTTTTTCACGAACTAAAATTAAAATGGTTCGTTTTCGTTTGCAAAAGTTTCTTCAGATTCATCAAGAGTAATTTCTCCAGTACCTGAAAGAATTGCGTTCCAATACTGTGAATATTCTTTTTTGTATTTTTCAAGAGCATCTTTATCGTCAACAATATATCCTTGTGGCGTTGCAATAATCTTACCATCTTTATATCCTAATCCATTGATATGGTTTTTTAGGACAGATATTTTTGTTCTGATGGCGTAAGATACCGTTCTACCATTTTTAGTTGCGGTAATGTGATTGATGCCAGCGTTTTTCTGATTACCAAACAAGAATACAAGAGCCGACGCTAACCAAAGAGCCTCACCACCTTTTGCCTTGATTGTTGGTTGTCCAAATGGATTGTCAGGTAATTCAACCCAAGGTTGATTAACTACCACCATTGTATTTGTGTATGGATAATCTTCCTTACGAGATTTAGTAATACGAGCTTGAATACCCATACCAATCTTATCTGCTAATACAGATGCGTTATGTTGTTTTCCACCCTTACCGTCAAATGTCATCTTACAAGGAACCGAACCGACTGAATCCCAAAGGAAACAAAGAGAATAAGGAATATTACCTTTTTCTTGTTCGTCTAATAGTTCGTTAATGTAATCGGTAACTTGTTCAATATAGTCAAAGTTATCGTTAAAGATAAACTGACCATCCCATTCACCGTCAACCATTTCAGCATTAAGACCAAGTTCTACTGCGTGGTTCCAGCTCCATTTTTTCTCGGTGATAACAAAAACAGGCAAATGCCCCTTCTGCTGAGCAGACACAGCGGCTTTGACAAGCGCAGTCGTTTTTGAAGAGTTCGAGTGACCCAAGAACATGTTGATGTTACCCAAAGCAGGACCAGGTAAACCGCAACTATTATGGAAAGCTTCACCGACTTCATAAAACTCGGTTTCTTTATATTTTGTTTTTGTGGAATATTTGTCTTTGATTGCATCTAATGAAAATTCTTTTTTCTTTATTGCCATAAATGTCTATGATTTAGTTTGTTTGTAGTTTAAAAATAGCAAAGGTTGGACACTTTGTGTATATTAGTGTCCAACCTTTTATAAATTAGAATGGTAAATCACCATCCGGCTCAGACTCAGCCTGTGGGTCAACATATGAACCACCGATAGTACCTTCGTCAGATGAACTATCACCATAAACGTATTTGCCTAAATCAGATGACCATCTTGGAGTTTCTCCACGAGCAATTGCTTCCAAATACTCAACAGGTTTTTTAGAGTAAACATCCACCCAAGTAAGTGGGTCTTCAGTCCAAGCTTTAGCCGTCTCAGCATCTGTATGAACAGGTGATGGGTCGTCATGCATAACAGTCTGAATAACTGTATAAGTCGCACCTTTAGGAGTTTTTGCTTTAGCCAACTCAATGATTAAATCACGTCCATTAACAGGGTCAGTGATATCACCCTTAGCTTTCCAAATTGGAATGATTTTGTCAAGGATACCTTCGTTCTTGTAGTTATGTTTAAAACGCCAGAACTTAACTCCGTCCGCCTCGTTATCACGGTCAACAACTTTAACGATATAGAATTTACGTGGTTTGTACGCCTTTGCAAGTTCTTTATCTGATTCTTTACCTGTTGACATTAATTCGTCATGAATTTCAGTCAAAGGTGAACGCTCGTTGTCGTTCTTTCCTGGGTCATAGATTTTATTCCATTTACCCTCAACTTGTACTTCATGGTACCATACTTCCTTGAAAGGTGATGACCCGTCAGGTGTTGGTAGAATACGAAGACGTTTCTGTCCTGAGTTTTCATTTTGCGTTAAGATTGCCGCAAAATATTTTTTCATTCTGTCTTCTTGAGACATTTTGTTTGCAGAGTTACCTCCGCTTTTCGCTTTTTCGTACTGAGCGAGTACAGCGTCTAGAGAATTTGTCGCCATTTTGTTTGTATAATTTATTAGTTAATATTCAAGTATAAGTGTGTCAGCCGTGATAGTCAAATTTGAAATTTAGAATTTCAAAGGTTTGTATTGTGATTCTTCTCCAAAGTCGTTAAAGGTTGTTTTAATTTCTGAAGGTGTAAAATCTTCAACTTCATCAGTAGTTAAAACATATTCATTTTTTCCTGATTTTTCAATATCTTGTTCTTTGTCAACAAAAAAATCTGTAAGTTTTTGATTAAACGGTCCAGAATCTAAACTTCTTAATTCAAGTTTTTCTTGTGGAGTTTTTTCTCTGTATTTTTCAATCTTTGCTTCAATATCATTTAATTTAGTAAAAATATTTTCCATATTACTTAATTTACTTTCTAAATCAGTTAATTGATTAAATAAGTTATTAAAATATTCTTCTTGTTTTGTTTCAATATTTTGTTGCGATTTTACTAAATCAGTAATTTCTAATTCTTCAGTTTCTGAAGATTCACCATCATCACCAACTTTTTCAACATCAGGGTCATTT